AATACTCCTAGATCATCATTCTTAGCACCTTTGAATAGGTTTCTTTTTTCACCTAAAGTAAATGGTGAACAATATATTATTAAAGGTTTGCCTTCCTCGCCCCATTCAGCTACCTCAATCTTCTTAATGCCTAAAGATTCAAATTGTGCTTTAACTCTATCTATTACGTTCATATCTTCCTTTTCTAATTAATTATTGTGTTGATAATGATAATGCACCAGTACCAGTAAATGTTAATTCAGCTTCTACCATTCCATCAAATGATGCTGATATATTATAAGCTGTTACTATTGCAGAACCTTCATAAAATTTATCTCCAGTACTTGCACCTTCTGGGAAAACTTTAATTGTTATTGAACCACCTACAACTAGTAAAATTTGCCCTGCATCAGCTTCATCAAAATATAAACTTGCTGAACCAGAAAAACCTTTTAAACCAGCTTTGTAAGTTCTTGTAGAATCACCTAATGAAGTATCTTCAATAGTGTCAGATGTTTGCTCTAGAGTGTAACTTCTAAGTTCGCCAACAGTTGTTGTGCCAACTTTAATTAAACCTTCTGAGCCAGTATGTGTTGCCATTTTTTTTTCCTTGTATTGTTAATGTTAAGGTGTGCCAGAAGTGTATTGATACATAACTCGCACCACCATTCTGATACCACCTATTGGGAATAAAACTCCTTCATCAGTAGAAACTTCTACTACCTGAGTTTGTTTTGCATACCCACCACGTGTTCTATCAGAATTTAATCTTGTTTCAATCGTTGTAATTAACTCGTTTCTTTTTGTGTCAATATTTGTTGGAGTTCCTTTAACATAACCAACGATTACATAATCTGCTAATGCTTCTCTTAATGCACTTGTAAAACTTATTGTTTGATCTGATCTAGTTTCATTACCTGATTGCACAAAACAAGCTGGATATTGTTGTTCAGATAACTCATCAACATTAAAAGGTTCTCTAGTAACTTTTTTTAAAGTTATAGGAGATGTGCCAGTTGAAATTGTTGTAATAATATTAGATGCTATATCTTCTCGTTTGCTCATTTAATTGTACTTAGTTTATTATATTCTCTCATAAATACATTCATAATAGGTTGTATCTCTCTTGCACCAATAGCAAAGAATTTTCTTTTCTTTTGATTGCCTAGTGCTTTAGTGTTTTGGAATTTGTTTGCAAAATAAATAATAGCTTCTGTTGGTGATGACTTCTGTGTAATGTTAGATAGCATTTGACCTGAGAATGTTAAATCAGGAAACTGTGTTTGTCGCCCAGCATTACTTCTAAATGTTTTATAAGCTTCAGTATAAGGTGGAAAAGAATTACCATCTGCATTTTGACCTCTTGTAGTTCTTTGTTTAATTATACCCATTAAGAACTCAGCAGTTCTTCCTAATGCAGTCTTAACTATTTGTGGTTGTTCTCTTACTTGTTTCTCAAAGTTTTTAGCAACTTGTAATGAATTATCTTCAACAGTTAATTTCATCTAATTAGTTTAAGTCTATGATAAGGTGCTTTTTCTGCATTGATAATTGTATTAGAATCATCAGCATCATACTCAACACCATCTCTTAAAATAGATTCAAATTCATCAGCATACATTTGTTGATAGTGTTTCATCATAACTTGGAATCTATCAGGGTTATCATTTGAATTAAATTTAGTTAATTGTGGACAAGCATAAGAACCAATTACTTTATAAACACTTGCTCTTTTAAATTGTGCATCAGTTAATAATGTTGCGTCCATTTCAGTTGTGTTTAGTATTGAAATATCTCTATAAGTTTCTTTTGAATAAATAGGAAACCATCTTATTCTTAAATCTCGTTCTATATCTGCTCTTGCTTGTGCGTGATAATCATTTGGTGAAGTAAAGTTTGCAATACCAAACGTAAGAATATCTGGTTGGTAAAAAGTTAAATCTGCATCTACTGTAAAATTTGCCATAGTAATATTTGGTTGATGGGGCTTTTACACCCCACCAAGTTAAACTAATTAAAGAGCAGTATCAGTTTTTACAGATACTCCGTAAGTGTCTTTTAATACACCTACTCCGTATGTAATTGATGCTACAATTTCAGTTCCTCTTAGAGATGCGTCTCTTTGAGTTTCTACTTTGAAATCTTCTTTTAATGCTAAGCCGATTGACATTGGGTGAAATACTGCACCGAATGAATCATCATAAGCATCAATAGAGATATTTGCGTTTTCAAAAATATCAATACCAGCAAGTCTGCCGATATATCCATTTAATAAAGCTTCATTTCCAACATCAGAAATAGCACCACCAGTAGCATTAGCATAAGCTGGTTGTGTTAAAGTTTTCTTTAAATTGAAAGTCGCTTTTGGGTGAAACACAGCATAGTAAGGTGCAGGTACGTTTGCACTTCTTAAAATAGCTTGTGCTTTGAAAAGCAAGTCTGCTGTTAGTTCTGTTCCAGCACCACCTTGATCTGATGCAGATGCAAAATCATCTAGTAAACCAGCTAAATCAGTATCTACTTTTTTAGCGATTGCTTCACCGAATAATTTACCTATGTCAGCACCAACATTACGACTAGCTGAATCTCTAGCTAAGTCAGTAAGAGTTGTCATAACACCAATTTCTGAAGCTGTGATAGTTACAGATGTTGGGTTTACTGCTGTGTTTGATAAGTCAGTAGCTTCGTTTACTGCTGATGCACTGATTGTTGGGTACACAGGAACTTCTATTGTTTTTCCTGAACCAACGATTGGGTATGTTGTTACAAGTGGTCTCATTACAGATGTTTCTTGAAATGTAAAGATAGCTTCTTGTGTTATGTTTACGAACAACTCACTAAGAGTTGACGAAGTGGTCTCATTTGCCATTGTTTTATTTTAGTTATTGTTAGTTGTTAGTTTCATTTTAAAAGAACCCTGATCTCTTTGTCTCCTTAAGTCAGAATATAATTTTCTGTCATTTGGATTACTTAAATCAAGATCACCAATTTTTAATTGCTTTGGAGTTGCACCACCAACTTGACTTCTGCTTCCTGCACCACTAGGTGATGAAGAAACATGATGTGGGTTGTTTTTTAAATATTCGGCTACCAAATCATTTACTGACATTGGTTCACCTCTATCTGAATATCTTGGAGTTCCATCTTCGTTTATAACTTCAACAGAACCTTGTTCGTTAAGCTTAACATTATTTCTAAGTAGTTGTTTAACTTCTGCTGGTTTAACAGCTTTCATTCCACTAGCTACATTGACTAAAGTTTCGTCTATACGAATCCTTTTTAATTCAGTCTCCAACGATTGAATTTTTGAATCCTTTTTTGATACTGTCTCCTTCAGAACTTTATCAAACTCGCCACGTTGTTTAGCGATTTCTAGTTCTTTAAGTTTCTTTTCTTCAATTAACTTTTTAGCTTCTTCAATGTCTATGCCATCAAGTTTATTTGATACAGATTTTTTATATCTGTCTAATCTTCTTTGAACTATATTTTCTAACTGCTCGGCAGTAAAAACTTTATTCTCAGTTGATTCAGAAACTTCATTTACTCCAGTATTGTTCTGAGATACTGTTTTCTCAACCGACTCTACTTTTGCTTGGTCGTTCATTGTTTGTTCTCCTTCTATATTGTTATTGTTATCAATTATCAAGATAATTGTAAAAATGCAACAGTATGTTGCTAAAATGTTCTATTCTAATGTATATTCAAAAGTACCATCTTCATTTACAGTACCCCAATCTGTGCTTGTTGGTTGCCAATGATGTCTGCAATTATATCCACCTCTATCTAAGAATGGGTCGCTACCAGATTTACCTTGCCAATCACTTTGCCATAATGCTCTTGCTTCTTCTTCAGTAAATACTTTGTTTGCGTGTTCAACACAAAAATCTCTACTATCTCTAATAATAGAACCATAATAAATAAAAGAAGTTAATCCTAATTCATCTGCTCTAAACTTTGCAAACTGTCCATCAAATCCCATTAAAGCATCTTGAACTATTTGTCCTGAGTAAGCTGATAAGTTATCTCCAGTTACAGTAGAACCATAAGTTTGTTTAAGTTCATCTACTGCTGTTTTAAAATCTTCTGTATTTGTTTTACCTGCTATCTTTTGTTTCTGAATAAAGTCCACAAGTTCTTGTTGCTTAACTGTATCTGCTTGTTGGTATATTCCATTAATTTTTGCTCTAATAGTATCTACTACTTCTGCAAAAGGTTTACCTACTAATGTAGATTGATAAACTTCTTGTGCTAATGTGTTTGTAAATTCTGTTGCAAGATTTTGGAATTGACTAAATGCAATCTTCTTTAATTGTTGAATGGTTACTAAATCAGCTTCAGTAATAGATTTAAACTCAATAGGAATAGGAAGCTTACCATAGGTAGATACAATCGTTCCTGCAATCTTATCATAGTCATTTATTAATGTTTGAACCTTAGCTAAATAAAGTTCTTCTATTGCTTGTTGTAATTTTGGTCTTATCTCAATAGCAAGTCTTGTATTAAATAAAGCACCATCTTTAATAGGAAGTTCTGATACTTGTTGGATAACTCTTTGCTCTAATGTTCTAAGAGTATCATTTAATAATTTTTGATGTTGTGCTTGTAAAGAATCTACTGCTTTTTCTCTTATGCTTTGAAGTTGCTGTAATAAATCTTGTGCCACATTAAACTGTTGGTAATGTTATAGGTTGTTGTGGGAAGTCTCCTAGTGCTACTGTATTCCCATCTATTTCTTGATCTATTGTTGTAAGCATTTCATCATCTTCAATTACAGTTCTTGCAATTTGTTTATCTAGTTCTTTTGTAAATGTGCTTGATTTAATATTAGAAGCTTTTGCAGATTGTAATAATTCTAAGTCAGTTGCCCAATCTCTAATATCAAATGTAACTGGATATTCTATTGTTCCATCAAATACTGTTTCTTGCCACAAAGCAAATAGTCTCCAAATTTGTTCTTCTGCTAATTCCATTAACTTTGCTTTAGATGCTAGTCTTGCATTTAATAATTGGAATTCAGTTCTTAGTGCAATACCAGATTGTACTCTTTCACCAGTTGCTCTTATAGCCCCAACGTGAGATATTCTATTTATTGCTTCTACTTTGTGTGCAATAGATTTTAATACTCCGTCTAAATTACTTCCACTTGGTTGTAACATATAAGGTTTTAAGTTTGCATCTATGTTGTCAGGAATTTCTATAATAGAACCTGCACCACCGACAGCTTCAGTATCTCTTGTCTTAACTAGTGATGGGTGATTTGATATTCTAATAATTTGTTCAATCTCAGATAGTTCATTGTAAATAGATTTTTGTAAATCAGCTATGTCAGTTAAATCAGAAACTCCTAAACCTCGCATTGGTGATCTTTGATTGTAAAGAATTACACAAGGAATCTTGCCAATAGGATTAGGTAAAGATTCTATTAATCTTGGTTCATCTCTATTGCCAGTCATTAATTCTACTGTATCTATTCTGTCCTCGTACCAAAGTTTATAAACTTCTCTAGTGCTTTCAATAGACTCTCTAATTTTTACATAATCTAAATAGTAATAACCATTTGGTGATCTAGTATAGTTCCAGTCTAATACGTTCTCAGGAGTATATACGTTTATATATGGTCTAATGTTTTGTTCTAATTCTTCTCCACGAGTCATTACATTCGTAGATGGTTTGTCTACGATAATCCAACAATGTCCATAAACAGAAGCATAGTTTTGTACTTCTCTCATTAGAGCATCAAATGTTCTGCCTTCGTAATCTGAATCTTCTAAAAATTGATCTACTGATGGGTCGTCTGATAATGTTCCAAGTTCTCTAGTTGGTAAAACTCTGAATAGAAATGATGAATAAATATCTATTACGTTTCTTGCGTGGTTATCTAATGGAGTATAGCTAAGTCTTTTAAAATATTCTGATTCTAATTCTAATTGGTAATTTTGTAGGAACTTTCCATCTTGGTATTCTTTGCCACCTAAATATGATCTGATGTAATATTCCCATCTTGGCATCATACCTTTGTATTGTGAATGTTGCTGTTCTATTTCTTGTCTTGTATATGCCATTATGAAAATCTTTTAGGTTGTGATTTAGGTAGATTTGAAGTGATTGGAAATAAATATTCTATTGCGTAACCAAGTGCGTCAGTCATGTGATCGTAACCATTATTTTTCTCAGGTTGATTTGTTCCTTCTTTATACACTTGTTTCATCAAAGAATTTATTAAAGTTTTACAAGAAGGATTAATGAAAATACTTCTCTTACCATCAAATGACTTTAGTTTACTGTTTACAGCATTGACTCTGTCTCTAACTAAAGCATGAGTGGATTTACATTTAACATTAAAACCTGCATTTTGCAATATAGTTAAATCTGTTCTGCCACCTGCTGATGTCTTACGTTGTCTTGATGCTGGGTCAGGGTAAGCTATTATCTTTGTCTTGTCATACCTAGATAATAATTCATCAACTAACTCATCAGTATTAGAACTGTAAATAACTATCTCATCAAAGAAATAACTAACTCCGTTCTTAACATGGAATAGACAAGCTGATAGTGGGTCAATGTTAAAATCTATTCCAATATGAATCATAAGTTTAGGGTCGTACTTACATTCTTGCACATTTAATTGGCGATCAAAATTATAGTAAACAACTCCTGAGTAGGTTTCAAATGATGCTAAATATTCTTGTCTAAATGTTCTCTCGTCTAAATCTTTCATGGCTTGTTCAATCTCGTCTTTGTCCACTTGACCACCATCTAATGTAGTAAACTTAAATGACTTCCATTCAGGGTCATCACCTAAACCCTTTTGATATATCTCATAAGACCAGTTACCAAATCCTCTAGGTGTTCCTATAAATAATACATTACCAGTAACGTGCTTATCTGAGATTGTTGGTCGCAACACTTCTGTCCAAGCTTCAACTGGTATATCTGCATATTCATCTAGTAGTAAGAAATCTAATCCAACTCCTCGTAAATTGTCTGGTGATTTATCTGCACCTTTTAAACTTATCTGACTACCATTTCTAAGTATTAAAGTTAGTTCTGTTTCATTAGCATATTTAATCCATCTTTTTTCAGTAGTAAGTCTTTTAAGTTGTTTCCACATAATCTCTTTAGACATTCTGTAAGTTGGTGCTACATAGAATATCTTTGAATTAGGTTTTCTACTTGCGAATCTAAGTAGTTCATACATGGCTAAGTGTGTCTTGCCGAATCTTCTTCCTGTAATTAAAACTCTAAATCTTTTTGGACAAGTGTATACGTCTAGTTGTGGTTTACTAAATGGCATTATATTAATGTTCCTTCTATTCTATTCTTTGCAATATCAAAATAGTTTTTGTCCATTTCTATTCCAATAAAGTTTCTGTTAATGTTTTTACAGGCAACTCCTGTGCTACCAGAACCCATAAATGAATCTAAGATTAAGTCTTTTTCTTGTGATGATTTAGTTATTAAAAACTCTAATAAGTCTGTTGGCTTTTGGGTTGGGTGTAGAATATTGTTTGTTTTATTATATTTCAATATGTTTGGTTCTCTTTTGCCATTAAGTTCTTTTCTACCTTTAGTTAAAAATAAGATTAACTCATACTTAGGTGCATATCCACCAGTTAAATCTCCAGAACCATGATTGTTTTTTTCCCAAATTAAAATGTCTTTTAAAGTAAAATGTTCTTTTGAATAATCAATAAACTTACTTAGAAAATGAATAGAACAAAACATATAACAATGACTGTTTTCTTTTAGTATTCTCTTAAATTGTTTTAAAGAAAAATATAACCAATCAATGTTATTATCATTATTAATTTTATCATACTGTTCTTTTCTACGTTTGCTTTGGTAGTTCATTCCGTAAGGTGGGTCAGTAACAATTAAATCAACACTATTGTCTGATAGTGTTGGTAATACTTTTAAACAATCATCATTATAAAGCATTTATAATTCCTCTTTGGATAAGTTTAGTAATAACTTCTTCTTCCAATTCAACATCATGGTTATAACCTTTTGGTGTTCCAATATGGTTTGTATCTTCCATTGTATATCTATTCTTAGTTTTAAAGAAATCAAATGCTGTAATAGTTACTTTGCAATTACAGTAATTAAGTAACCAATAGATTGAAACGAAACCAGTAGTTGGTCTTGGATAGTTATATATTTGTATCATTAAGTTGTATTCTTCTTTGTTCCATAGCCAAGCTTTTTTCTTAACCCAATCTGGCATACGTTCTGCTCTCTTACCATCTTTTTCAAAGTTTAATCTAACTATGTTTTGTATGCGTGGAATTTCTTTTAATTTATTATGTCCTTCGTTTACTAAATTGTTAATCCATACATGACATGGACTATCTTGTATTCCAAGATTCATTCTAACTATTGAATTGTAATTATCATAGTTTATATCTGCTAACTTCTCGCCATTACCAATTAATAAAACATTCTTGCCTTTAAAATATGGGTATGGGTCAAACATTTCTAATAACTGCTGTGTGAGGTGTTAAGTGTTTATGTATTTCAATAGTGTATGGTTTATGCAACAAAGCAAAAGATTGAACTTTATCAGCATCATGGACTACTACTGTATCAGTATGTTCTAATATGTTATTAAGATGTTTGATTCTATCTCTTACAAATTGTTCATGGTCTAAAAAGCACATTCCAAATCTTTGTGTTAATGGTATTTCTTGTTTAAAGTCTATTTGTATTTGCTGATAATGTGAACCGATTAAATAGTCAAATCTTCTTGCCCAGTTAATCTCTTGGACAAATGATATTAATTTAATTCCTTTAGCTTTTGCTATCTCAACTAACAATGGTGTGGAATAATAACCACAACCAGTTTCCATTATATCTTCATTAGACTTTAGAGCTTCTTGGATTAAGACTTGTTGGTGTGTTGCGTAAGTATCTATGAACTGTTTTTCTTCCACCATATATTTGTCTATGTTTAGTATAGCTTGATTATCAGTTGTTAATAAATAATCAACTTTAGATAGACCATATTGTTTAAATGTATTCCAAATACTATTTCCAATACTTACTGCTTGTTCAAAGTTATTATAAATTAAACAGTCTATATGTGTGTAACCTTTATCAATAGCTGTCTTTAATCTTTTGTTGCCAAATATGCAGATCAAATAATCACTAGCCCAAACTATTATAGGGTTAAATAGATTATCAATATCAGGTAATGTTTTTAATCTGCGTTTAGCTAGATTATCATTAAGATATAAGTTGTCTCGTTCTGATCTTACTTTAAGACTAAGCCAATTATGTTTGTTAAATTGATTTGAATACTTAATGAACTTAATTGGTACTGAGATTATGTTTGGATTTCTGTTCTGACTTACGAATCTTCTCTCTAATAATTTCTTTTCCGTCATTTCCAGTCCAATGTATTGTTTTAGCTATATCATTATTCTTGCCTAATCTTAACCCATGATAATTGTCTGGTATTCTATTGATCTTAAACTCGTGTGCTATTATGTTAAATGCTTCTTGATCTCCTCGTTCTTGTCTCATCTCGCATCTATCAAACCATTTTTTTAGAACTTGTTTATTGTTTATACCCACTATTCCAGTTTGCCATCTATCAGTTCTAACTGCATGGTCTTTACTAACAAGATAATCGCAGTCATCTAGCATATCAAACAAATCAGATATATCTTCTTTAATTTCTATATCGCAATCTAACCAAATTATTTTATCTGCTGGTACTTTTTCTATTGCCTTAGGTTTATAGAACCAAGTCCTGCCATCTGAAGCAACTAAAAATGAATTAGGATATTTTTTTAACATTCCAAAGTTAGCTATGTATAATGGAATCTTAATATGCTTATGATAACTTTCTAAGAACCAATCAAGTATATCTATGTAGTCTTTGTCGCAACCAGTTACAAAAGCTTTCATAATTGAATTTTAACAGTATTCGTATAAACATCAAACCAATCTGATGAGTAATCACAAGTCTCGTACTTATTAAAATAACAACCCCCTTCTGTGAAGTGTATGTTCTTAGCTTTAGGATTGTGTGGGTATTCGCCAACTAACCAATTCCATTCTAAAGGTAAACCACCTACTTTATCAGTCCATTTGAATTGATGAAGTTCTAATCCTGATGCTTCATTAACGTATTCTTTTGTAAGCTGTTTACATTTAGCTGTATTCATTAGCATTAAACTAGACCAGTTCTTTTTATCATAAACAGTTTGTATTTGATTGCCGAACTTAGATAAGTGTTTAGGTATATAATCATGCTGACAAACCATAACTGCATAATCATCATTTCTTAAATCCCATAGTTCTTTGATGTCAGTTTTAAAAAGCATATCGCAATCTAGGAATAATGCCCAACCATCATAGTTCATAAGGTAAGGAACTATAAACCTACTAAAAGAAAACTCAGTAGATGATAAGCTATTCTTTGGTCTATTAAATGAATCTTTAATGTTAGGTAAGTATATTGGTGTGAATGATACTGGTACTGAACTTTGTCTTAGTATGCTCTCGGCTAGTATGTGGTAAGCTATTTTCTCTTTGCTATCATATCCAATAAAGACATTAATCATTAGACTGAAGTTTTTTTAACTCAATATCTTTGGCTTGTAGTTCTTCGTTTAGTCTATCTATTTCTTTTTTAAGATTATAAATGATTACTTCTAAGTCGTTTGTCCCTCGCATTTTCTTATCTAGCATCTTTGGTTTCTTTCGCCCACACATTGTATCATTTCTTTTTATTTTGATATGTTCTTAAATACCTTCTGCCCAAAGCTACTGCTTCAGTTTTGCTTTTACCTCTATATCCCCAAGCTTCCAATGATAGCTTTAATCTAGTCTTGTTGCCCTTCTCATCAAACAATCTACCTCTGCCACTACCCATTCTAACTAAGAATGAACCTTTGCGTCTAAATTCTGTTGCTGTATTTGGTCTGCCTTTTACTGGTGGTCTTAGATTGCTTCCAGTAGCCCTATTGTATCTTGCTCTACCAGATGCAGATAGCCCACCTTTTTTATTCTTATCAGAACTTCTTAAACTAAATTTAACCATTTTTTCTAGTGTTAATTATTATTGGTGCTTGTTTTTTAACTTTTAAATTATGCTTCTTCATAAGTAGATCTACAATACATTTAGAACAAGCTTTAATATGTTGCTCTAATTTGTTCATCATTGGTTTTTGGCAGAATAAACATTTACTCATTTTCTACTTCTTTCATTTCAATAACTTCTTTTGGTTCTTCTACTATGTCGTAGATCGGTAAAGGAATATTGTCGTCAGTATTTTGTATTTTGTCTGTTTGTCCAAGATAAACTTTACCTAACCACATAGCCATAATACTGGAATTAAGTTTAGTAGCAATATCAAATTGGGTTTTTCTAATAGACTTTTTTGCTTGTGCAACCCCCAGTTCATAAGATTCTTGGGCTAATTCATTTCTTTGAAGTGTAGATTCAGAACAACCAATAATTCTGGCTATTTCTGCTTTGGTACACATATAACTGGCTAAGTCTTTTATCTGATCTAGTAATTTAGGTGTAAAGTCAAAATTCGGTCTACCCCTATTTTCTTGTTTATCTATTACTAGTATCTCTTTGCCCATATTAACCGAAATGTTCGTTAAATGTTCTATTATTCTTTTTTAAGAGATTTGTAAAGGAAGTCTAATAAATCTTGGTTTTGGTAAAGTGTGTGGCAGATTCCATTTGCTATTGAATTGCATACTACTTCTTCAGCTTTTAAAGGTAAATCTAATTTATATTCGTCATGTATCATGTGGCAGATTTCATGGATTAGAGTGTTAGACATTTGAATATCATCTAATGTTTTGTCTAAGGTAAGAGTGTTGTTATCGCAATCAAACTCTCCAAAAATTTTCTTCTTACTGGCTAATTCCTTTTCAATGAAATTAAGTTTAATTATTCTGCTTCCAAAAATAATTTCTTTCATCTGAATCTTGATACTATCTTAGCTATCTTCTTGGGTTGTTTAGAGAACTGTTGTCCTTTTTTCTTTGCCATTCTTTTAGCACGAGTTGTTTGTGCGTATTGTGATGCAGATAAAGCTTTAATTGCTTTTTCAGGAAGGTATCGTTCTCCAGTCTTAGAACTTGGTTTGCCAGATTTAGTTCTCCACTTTTGCTGACTCCAGTTCATTAAATCTCTTTGTGATTTCTTAATCATCTGTAACCACCACCTCTTGCTTTGTAAGTCTTTGCTAACAGTTGTGCTTTTCTTGCTGACCATTGACCAGCTTTAGTTCCTGCAACTGATCTGCCTTTTATTGAGTAAAACAGTCTCTTACGCATAGTTGGCTTAGTGTAGTTACCAGCTAAATTAACTGTGCTTTTTTTTCTTTTCATTTCTTTTTTCTTTTAGGCATCTTTAATGGTTTAGGTTTGTAAACTCTATAAGTGCCTTTAGTCTTAACTTTGTTTGTATAAAGTACAGATAATGAAGAACTTGTTGTGATACCCATTATTTTTTCTTACCTTTTTTATTTGTCATTTTCTTTGGGGCTTTTTTCATTGTGTGTTTTGGCATTATATTTTATCCTTTATTTTGTTAATCATTTTGATTATCTCATATCTATAAGAAATGGAAGTAGAATAGTTTTCTAATGTTTCTGCTAGTTTAACTGGGTCTTTGGTTCTCATTCTCACTTGTCTAAATTGACTGTAATGATGATTGTTATTTAATATTGATACATAATCTTTTACTGAACTGCATTTTGTTTTATAAGTTTTAACTCTCCAGCTTATTGATGGGTCTTGTTTGAGTGGCAAGATTCCGTTTTTAGACCAGATTCTTATACCAAACAAATTTTGACCTTCACGAGCAAATCTTGAAGTTCCATAATCCGACTCTACTATTGCTTGGGCTATGATTAGAACTTTTGGAACTTGCTCGTTTTTATTTAGATCAATATTAACGTAATCTATACATTTTTTCATTGATTCTATGAATTTGTCGCTGGAACTTGTGTCTATCTTTGGTTCGTAGAATGAACCTATTGCTTTGATATGCTTAATTGTTTCTTTCCTTATTTTCTCTTTGACTATTTGATTTGGAAAAAACGTGCCTACACAAAATATAGAAAATAGAAATAAAACTATTATTATATACTCATAGAGTTTCCCACTTAATAATTTAATATTCATTATTTTTTAGGTTATGTGCGATAACCTTCCAGCTCTACAGCTTATCTAATTGGATTATTCTTCGTCAGAATCTTCTAGATCTTCGTCTAGATCTTCGTCAGTATCATCATACGTCTCATCTGATTCCATTTCTTCAAGATGATCTTCTAACATATCACGCAAAGAATCAAATTCTACATTGATCTTATCTTGTGCCTTTTCAAGTTTAGCTATTATCTTTTCTATTTTCATAACTTCTCCTGCTGGTTAATAAAGCCCAAATAGAGATATTTTATAGAATTGTAAATATATAATTTTTAAAGAACTAAATAGATAAGCAAATCAAGAGTTTAATTGACGAAGAACCCATTTTTCGTAATCTTCTGAATCAAGTTTTTCACGCATAATTTCAAACTCGTTATTTTCTCTTGGTTTTTCAATGATCTTAGTTTTTAAGTCTTGCAAGGTAGGAATAGTAATTTTCTTAGATTTAACATTCATATTGCTAAGACTCTTATCATTTTTATTTATACTATATAGTATATTAGTATTAGTTGTTGTTCTGTTTGTTAGTTTTTGGTTAGGTGTGGCTTCCAAGTCTTGATATTTGCTATATTTTACAATGCTATATATGCTTAAATTTTTGGTTAGAGTTTGGTTGATGTTGCCAGAATTTTTTAAGTTCTTAATAATTGTTTTAATATTCTGCATAGATAAATTAAACTTCTTAGCTAAATCCCTATAAGCTATTGAAATCTCCCCCCTTTTGAGAGTTAGTTTCTTTTTTCTATACACAACTTGGACTGGCTTGTGTGATGCCATAGCAACTAAATATAAAAACACAGCAACCTCTAATTGATTATTAAAGTCGCTAGAATTATAAATCTTCCTATGTAGTGCTATCCAACCATCATTCATTTTAAATCTTCCTTAACAAGTTCTATAACTTTATTTGTAAAACTTTTTAATCCGTTCTTATGACAATCCTGTACAGAAGCATAAGCTGAGAACCAACTTTTTTTGTAATGCTTACCTATTTCGTTGTATGATTTTTTGGAGATTGCTCTTATGACTGCCAAACATATTTTGTTATGTGGTACTTTAAAAAAATCTATATCTTTATAAAGTTTACTGTTGCAAAGAATCTTTTGGCACGATTCTGAAATAGTTTGTATTTCCATTAAAATATCCTTCTTCCTTTAGTGTGTTTACTTTTTTGCACTCACTAAGAGTACAAAGCTTAACGGATATTAATATAGGATTTATATTATACTTCAACCAAAATTTTATCTCATTCATTCTATGCTGTTCTAAATGGTGATCGCAACATAAGGGTAAACAGTAAGCATCATTCTTTAATCCTAATCCTACGTTGCCTTTGGGTAAGTTTCTTATGTGGGCTACTTGCACTTCAGGGTTTTTACAAATGATACAAGGGAAGTTTGATGCAATCCAACGTCTATGCTTTTCGGATTTTATAATCTTTGCCTTCGGTATTTGCACTATTTTTTTTTAGGTTTTCTTCTGCGAGACTGGCTTAAAGCAATAGCTATTGATTGTTTTCTACCTTTGCCTTCTTTTAAAAGCATAGATATATTCTTGCCTATGTTTTTCTTACCATATTTTAAAGGCATAAGTGATTCGTTTTATTAACGTGGGCAAAAAAGGGAAGGCACTTTTCTACCCACAATTACAATTACATTAGATAGAACAAAATGGCAACACTTTAAGTCATTGTTTTTCAATCATATTACTTTTATATTATCCACAGTTTTTTATAGTTTTAAAGTTGCAATAACAAAACAAATCATTATATTGATTTTATATTAAATAAATAAAGGGAAAAATATGGCTTTAATAAAAAACAAAGAAAATAATTTAGAGTATTTTCATGCAGAAGTAGATTGTGGAAATTTTGATAAAAATGATTATCACTATTCTCAAAGTGGTGAAAAATATGTAGATCAATGTTGCATTTGTGGAAAAGGAATTAAAAACTATGCAAGAGCATTTGTTACAAGAGGTTATGGAAATCCATTAGATCTTGTTCATAAAAAAGATCATGCAAGACTAGAAACAGAATTGCGTGGTGCTGACATGGGTTGTTATTATCTGGGTTCTGAGTGTGGCAAACAAGTAAAAAAACAATTAATTGATGCTGGTCTAAACTGGAAGGAGTATCTATCAATATGAAAATAGAACAAAACAAAACTAGAAGAAAATTAGCAATAGAGTTACAAAGTTTTTGTTGTGAAAGCACAGAAGGTTTTGACATAATTTTTAGTTTGTTAATAGATTATGTTCCAACTAAATCTTTAAAAGAAAAATTAAAACTAGCTAAATTAACAAAGGAAGCATAATGAAAAAACAACTAGCAAAATTACTTAAAGCTTATCATAAGAAATGGGATTGCTTTGGTAACAAAAGAAGGAAGAAGTAATGGCAAGAAAAGACGTAGGAGTGATTTGTTCTATGAGTTATTATGAAATGAAGTTAATGACTTGTGCTTTATCACGAATACTTTTAGAGAATGAAGTTAGGGGAATTAATACCAAAAAAAGTATTACTACTCTAATAGGTAAACTTAACAATATGCTAACAAAACAATGCTAGAACTTATATCGGATTTAGGTTTTGCATACTTCTGCTTTGCAGTATTTTTAGCATTTTTAATATGGGAGAACAATAAATGACAAGAGAAACAAAAGACGGAATAGGGTTTATAATTGTGTTTGTTTTAGGTGCGTCAAGTATTATATTATTAAACTGGGCAATTAATTAACTATGATTATAAAGATTGATCGTGATATTCTGGTGGGTTGTTACGAGGTTTTAAATAAATATTTTATAGTACAAGAGTTTACTTCTGTGCATAAAATAACACCAAAAGAAAAAAAACTTTATAACGCAGTAGCAAAATTACTTGAAGAAAAAGAATGACTAAACAATCTTTATCAGAAAAACTTGGTCAAAGTGTTTTTGCTGAGAAGTTAAGATTGGCTTTAAAAGAAGCTGAACTTAAAAAACAAAAGAAACAACTAGAGAAGGCAAATGACAATAAAGAACGATCACAAAATAGCGAGTAGAGTCTTAGAAATTTTAATAAAGAATCAGCGAACTGAAACTTTATTGGAATACATAACTTTAGCATGGAAACAAAAACCAATATTAAAAAAAATTGATATTGCTAATATCCATACTGAAGATTACTTAACTAAAATAAACAAAGGGAAAAATGAAAACATTATTAGGTTTAATACTTATTTTAACAATAAGTAATTGCAGTACATACAAACCAATTATTGACACGAAGGGTCGTGCTGGTACTTGGAACGAAGCTAGAGCAGTTGAAATTACAGATGATATTCAACATTGTAGAACTTTAGCTGATGAACACATAACAACTAGCATGGAGATACAAAACTTCATAATTCTAAATATTCTTAGACCTGCAAGTTTGGGAGTTGTTTCTGTGCCAGAAGATACTAAAAGAAACTATATTAAAAACTGTCTAAAAGGAAGGAATCACAATGTCATCAATTAAAACAGTAAAAGAAGAAATAGAACGATTGGTTTTAGAATCTGAAAAGAAACCACATATTGTTCAAACTTACTTTGAATACTATTATGCTCTTTTAGATCACAGCGATTTAACTTTAGATGAGTTCTTTAAGTTATATCCACAATATGATGTTGAAAAGACAGAATCATTATATTGGAAACAATTTATGAAACAATGGAAGGAAATATGGACAGACAAAGCATAACAAACACGTTAGCAAGTAATATTAAGTTCTTGCGAATAAATACTAAGGTTGAGAAGTTTAATGGCAAGGTTAAGTATATGACACAAACTGATTTGGCAGAATTTATGAACTCTAAAACTCAGCAGGTTTCTAAATTTGAACTAGCTAAAAATCAAATGTCAGCTATTCAACTATACAAGGTTGCGAAAACATTTGATGTGTCGGTAGATAGTTTGTTTACAGACATGACCAAATCAGACTATAAGAAAACAATTAAACAAGATATTTATGCTTTATAAGCATAATTAAAACAAAGGGAAAATAAAATGGAAGAAATAAAACTATACGAAGGCAAAGAAACTTTATTCTTTGAACCAATAAAGCATCAATACTTTTGGAATGATGAGTTGTTACCAAGTGCAACCACAATCACAAAACTTTTAACTCCAGTTCAACCATTAATTATGTGGGCTAATAAAATGGCTTCAGAAGAATTTAAAAGATTAATTGTTGCTGGTCAAAAATATGATGAAGTTCAGTTAGCAGAATTTTATACATTAATTAAAAATGCTTCTAACAAATCCATGACTTCTGCTGGTATTGTAGGCACAGAAGTCCATAACCTTATTGAAGATTACATTCATAAAGGAATCGCCCCTGAGATACATAACCCTGAAATCAAAAAGTCTTTTGGTAAGTTTAAAGAATGGTTTGATGCACAAGAAGGTTTAGAAATTGTATTTACTGAACGCAAGGTTCTAAGTCGTATTCATAAATTTACTGGTACTCTTGATGCTATATTTAAAACTAAATCAGGAGAACATATTATCTATGACTGGAAGTCATCATCAGGAATAAGAGATTCTATGTTAGT